CAAGACTCAAGTCAATAATGTGAATGGAGAAGTATTAGAATATGCAGACTCCCATTTCCAAGAACAGATGCGTAGGTTGCAGCAGTGTTCTATGAACTTTGAAGAGCATCCTATCTATCCGATTAATGAGCAGGTCGCGATGGATTTACTTTACAGCCACATACAAGGAGCGATAGACGATAATGATAAATCAATTTTATAAATTTTGTTTGTTAATTTGTTTGTTGGTCATACCACCTAAAATATTTTTAATTTTAGTTGGTGCACTGCTTTACACAATCATATACTAACCAAAGGAAAATAAATATGAGCACTAAGGAAATAAAAAATAAATTCTATTCAACGAAAGATTATTCGATGTTTAGAAAATCAAAAGGTAATAGAGAAGTTGATTCTACTCATGTAGAGAGAATTAAAAGATTGATTGCTGATAAGGATACGCAGCAACCTATTATCGTAAATAAAAAATACGAAGTTATAGATGGACAACATACTTTACAAGCTAGAAAAGATTTAGGCTTAGAAGTATATTTTATTATCTCAGAGTCTGAAGATGCTTTAGATACTGCGAGAATGAATACCGGAAAACGGAACTGGAACTTAGATAACTTCTTAAAATTTCATTGCGATCGTAACAGACAAGATTACAAAATCTGTCGATCTAAAATGGACGAATATAAAATGCCTGTTGCAGAAACACTGGCATTACTTTCTGGCAAAGCAACTGTTGCAAGAGATCTAACTGAAGAGTTTAAACTTGGAAGTTGGAAGATTGCTGCAGGTAATATCACAAAGTTTGATAAGATTGCTAAAGAGTTAACTTATATTGGAAACCAAATAGATCCAAACGGCAAAAAACTTAAACGACAATTAATTAGAGCATATCTAATTATGGTCAAACACCCTAGGTTTTCATTCGAAAGACTTAAGGCTGCTATGAAATCAAAAGCTGGTAAGTTGTTACCTGTAACATCTAGCTCAGATTACATAGAACAGTTTGATAAAGTTTATAATGGTGGATTAACTAGAGATAAAAAAATTGATCTACTTAAATTTGCTTTGGATAGAGACTTTGACAAACGAGAGGCAGCATAATGGACATAAATAAATGGAAGTCTTGTGCAGTTGATATTGAATCCTATTGTATAATTAGGGCTATGGGTAAAGAGGGTTTCAGAAGACCTGGAAATATGATAGCTAAACTAGTTGATGAAGAGATTCGTAAAATTGCCAAGAAAGAAGGCAAATCTGTTTCACAGATGAGAGAGATTTTACTTAAGCAGGGACGCGTCCTGCTGAACGGTAAATAGTAATTAGGTTGAGAGCTGCAGACGGTTAACCCTTAATCTAATTACGCAAAAGGCCCGGGAGACTGGGCCTTTTTTTTATGTTGCAATAAGGTCACAAATTTTATAATAACAATATAACGTATTCCTAAGCCTAAATGAAAAAGTGGGGCTTTCAAAAACACTTTATTTTCATAGAACAACGAGCACAAATTTTTTTAAATTAATTAGGAGAATTGTGGCTAAAAAGAAAAATAAAGCTAGTGAAGATGCTTTAAGAGAAGCATTAACAAAATTGGTTATCATATGTCCAGATAAGAAGACATATAATCAAATGACTAGTCTTATGTTTCAGTTGTATTGTGGAAATGATTTTGGTTTAGGAAATTTCAGTCTTTCATTCCTTGAGATAATTGAGGAGTGTTGGAGATCAGGTAGAAAAGCTGCAGCTAAGGCTAAAGGCATAAAACTGGTCTACAATAAAGATGCGTGACCGTAGAGTTTTTTCCATATCGATATCTTTCCCACTCTGCGGTCGCGTAATTATGGACGATGATCTAACTATAGACGCTTTAATTGACTATCATTATAGGATCCTGGATTCATTAGATGGTGTAGGTAAAATGCGATTCATTAATGGTGTTCTGGATGATTACACGGAACTCATGGCCATGAGGCATCCTAAAAAGGAGCAGCGGCAATATCGTGAATTACTCACCGACCTTGTTAAAAATTTTGGGCATTGATATGGCACACGCTATATTAAATGTTAAACATGCAGAGCAACGCTTGTTCCAAGCTATCATTGTACAGGCGTTTGAAGACTGTGCCTTTAGTACATCGAGTAAGGTAGACGCTTATAATAAGGAAGATAGTTATAATTGGTTTAAAAATGGTGACGCAGATTTTGATAAAATTTGTTGGTACGCTGATTTGGACCCTACCTTTGTAAGAGAAAGATTTTTAAAATTAAGACAAGAGAAAACTATTACATTTAATAAAACAGAATTAATGTGGATGGAGTATCGAGATAAATATAGAAAATATAGAGCTGCTAATGATAAAGAATCGAGAAGAATTATTAAGCGTGGCATTGACAGGTTAACCCTGCCAAGAAAAAAAGAATAATAAACTGGCAGGGTAACTAACCTAAGAGAGCTAATAATGAAAAAAGCTCAGTTAACAGTTTAGTGTATTCGGTCAGAGAGATCAAGTTTTAATGGGTAACGGCCACCGGATATCTGCAAGGATGATGGTGGCCGCGTTTTTGAATGATTATTTGTAGCATTTACTGTATTTGTGGTCAATTATTAAATTCTACTATATAGATTATTATACCCTTTCATTATTTTATTTTACATCGGACCCTAATATGGTGTCCCTGGTGTCCCCGAATGACTATTATTCAATTATACCAATGCTTTTAGACGATTTTAATGGTGTCCCTGTGGTGTCCCTATGGTGTCCCTGAGGGACACCTAAACAATAATATTGCATAAATAGATACCTTGGGTTGTTTTAGGTTGCACTTTCAAAAGGTTAGAATAATCTATATAGTAGAAATATGACTAGAGGATTGAAAAAGAAAGAACTCAGAACTGAAGACGACTTGACCTTAAAGCAAAAGAAATTCATTGAGGTGTATGTTAAAAACTGGGGTAACATTACAAAAGCTGATGCTGCTAAAGAAGCAGGATTTGATTGTAAGAATGATAATGATTACTCAGTCATAGCATCTAGATTAACAAATAGAAAACTTAATCCACATGTTGTTAGATACATGGACAAAATTTACAAAGAAGAATGTGCGAAGTACGAGGGTGATAACCTTAGGCGTTACAAAAGACTTGAAAGAATTGCATTGAGTGCAGAGAGTGATAAACAATATGCTGCTGCTATTAATGCTGAATATAGATCTGGCCAATTAGCAGGGCAGTATGTTGATAGAAAAGAAGTTAAAGTAACCGGGTTGGAGGGCATGTCGCGTGAAGAACTTGAAAGTAAACTCAAGGAACTTTCAAACAAAATCGATGGGTATAACGCAAAGACCATCGAGGTTGTCGAAAGCACAGCAGAACAAATTGAAGAAAGCTAGTTGGTCTGTCTGGCTCAAGGCTTTTAACGAGATCCATAACTCAACACTTAACACTTCAGTAGGTATTGTAAATGTTGAAACGAAAAATAAATATTAATAAAAAAGCAAAACATTGGAAAGATAGATACCCTATGGTTTCTGTAACATGGAATGACATCGTTAGTGATTCTGGTTGGCAAAATTTTGACTCATTAAAAAAAGCTAAGCTAGCAACTTGTGTTACGAATGGACATCTATTAAGTCAAGCCAAAGGCGTGACTAGAATATTTGGCGATTATAATTCAAATGATAAGGGAGAGATTGAAGATATTGGTAACACTACAATCATACCAAATAGTGTTATTGTAAGTATCAAAAAGATAAATTCTTGACTTTAAATGGCAGCTAAAAATAGAGAATCTTTATTGTGGAATAGAATAAAAAAGAATATTAAAAATGTATTCTTTACCCGCATAGAATCTAGTACAATCAATGGTATTCCAGATATACATTGTGTTGGTTTTAGCAATGTATTTTGGATGGAATTAAAATCAGATTATGTCAGTTATCCTAAGCTAAATAAGTGGCAGGTTGTTTGGATCAATAAATATGTCAAGGCAGGTGGTATAGTTATTATCTGCAATGAGGCCCTCTCGGAGAGAAAACTCAAACTGTACAGGTGTCCTGTGTCCGGTTTTACCGAACCTCGGTTACTGAAACCTCGTTTCTCGTTCTCGTTCCCTGTTAAATGGCCGGAGGTTCAGGCCAGTCTTCAGGAGCTGGTGCAGCAGGATCCTGAAGCGTAAGCTCGTACCCTCGTTTCTCGTTCTCGTTCTCGTTTATAAGTAATAACGGCCCGGTGCTGGTTCCTTCAGCGGGAGCCTGTGCAGCGTGATGCTGGAAGCTCGTTCAGGATCTCGTTCTCGTTCCTGACAAATCTCGTTTAAGTTAACCATGCAGCCTATGGGGGGAAGGTTACGCTTCAGGGGGGTCGCTGGAAATTTGTGGTTGACAGATATCCCACGATGTCGTATGGTCAGCCCAACTAAGGAGAAGATATGGCACACGATTTCGATGCACTGGATCTCGTTCGAGGCGAGAACAGATCTCGTACATACAACAAGAAACTAGACGGACTGCAGACTCAGGTTAGGGAGCTCACCACGCTGGTAGCTCAAATAATTACGGAACTTCCTGAAGAAAAAAAATGGTCTTTTGAAGAGAGATTAAAAAAAATAAAGGGTTGACAGGTATCCCATCGTATCTTATATAAGGGTTAGCTCATCACGCTGGCACATGAACAAGTAGCCTATGTAACAAACGAAAGGGTGGGGTGAGCTGCTAACTAACAAAGGAGAACCAATGCCACTAAGTAAGAAAATGATTCAACAAATGAATGATTACTATGGATGTGAATACATAGTAACGGAAAAGCCTTCGAAGAAGATGCCGCTCAAGAAGCTAATAAAAAAAATTAACAAGGAGAACACGCCACCGGGTGGCTGGTCCCCGGAGGATGCCGTGCAGCAGGATAAACCTGAAGCAGGAAAGACGTATGCTTTGACTGGCGG